ACCGCGCCATCGTTGACCTATCTGCTTTACGCCGAGTCGATCACCAATGATCTAGATTCTCGCACCCTGCAAGTTCGCCAACTAAACCAACAGGTTTCGGCTGTCGCGATGTCCGGCGAACTGATTGTGTTGCGAGGTCGCAATGCTTGAGATTAGACACAACGGGATCCCGTATACGCTGTGGGAGTCGGCTACTTTTAACCGGTCGCTCGACAGCAACTGCGGGCAATTCTCAATCACCAGTAGTAACCCATTCGATCAGTCTTATCCGCTTCGTATCGGCGACCGCGTGCAGATCGTTATCAACGGGATATCAGTTATCAATGGATTCGTAGACAAGATCACGGCGAGTGGCGACACGGACGGACATCGGCTTAACATTGCCGGTCGCGATAAGGTTTCCGACTTGATCGATAGTTCGGTCCCGGATTCCGTCAAATCCATGAAAGGCCCGATCACGCTGAAGGCCATGGCTGAACGCATCATTGCGGCTCTAGGTGCCGGCATCAAGGTGATAGACGACACAGGCGGCATCGAATCATTTGGCGCCGACGATCTTCAGGCTGCCGAGAGTGGCCAGCGCTGCATGGACTTCCTTGTATCTTTCGCCAGGAAGCGCCAGGTATATCTGATCACCAACGGCAATGGCGATCTAGTGATCTTCAAGCCGCGCGGCCAGAAGGTGCGCACTCAGTTGTTGCACCGCCAGAACGGCGCAACTAATAACGTGAAGACCGCCAGCCTTGATCTGGATATCAGCGCCCGCTATGCGAAGTACGTGGTTCGCTCGCAGAAGAACGTGGCAGCCGATCCATTTGAGGGTGTAAGTAAGTCCTCGGTATCCGTTACCGGAACCGCGCTTGACCCCGAGATCAGGTCGTCGCGCTACCTTGAGATTCAAGGCGAGCAGGCAATGACGGCATCGGAAGGCGCTGAGCGCGCCAAAGAAGAATCCAACCTTCGCCGCGCCAAGGGTCTGCAATATACGGCAGTCCTGCATGGTGACTCGCAGGATGATGGCTCGCCTTGGGATATTGGTTTCCTTGCCGACGTCTTCGATGACTACAATGGCGCCAGAGGCGAACTACTGATGTTTGCCATCTCAACTCAGGTTGATCTGTCTGGCGGCTCTGAGACAACGATTGGCTGCAGTCCTGCTGATGCATACCGCGCACGCGCCAAGCCAAGTCGCAAAACTCGACGCAAGAGCAAAGAAGATCCATTCGCGGGGTTCCTGTAATGGCTGCAAATCTTAAATACGGATATCTTGAATCGACTGACGACTCTAGCGGTCTGCGCAGCGGCACTGCGTCATGGCTTGGTCGCGAGAATCAGCCTATCCAGTTGGCCAGCCTTTATGGGCTCGTGCATAACCCACCTGCTGGTTGCCAGGTTCTATTGCTGCCGCAGAATGGCCAGGAATCCAATTCAATTGGGCTGCCTGATTTGCCTTCTGGCAGAAAGAAAGGATTGCTATCAGGCGAAGTGGCGCTAGTCAATTATCTGACCGGCTCCTATGTCCTGTTCAAACAAAATGGCGACATCGAAGTTGTTACGACTGCCGGCAACTTGGTTGCGAATATCGTTGGCGACGTGACTGCGACTGTCACCGGCAACATCACGGCAACAGCAGCGCAAATTAGCCTGAATGGCGTTATCATAGACGCTGCCGGAAACATCACGACTCCCGGCGTAGTAACCGCCGATGACTTCATTGAGACTTAAGAATGCAGGACGTGCTGATCCGCGCAAACCGCGATGGGCTCTATGACTTGGTCGTAGATGGCAATCTGTTCGCGTCAGCCGGCGGATTTGAAACGGCTATCCCGGTTTCGTTGTTCACTGATGCCCGCGCACCTGCTGCGCTAGTGGCTGAGCCTCAAAATCGTCGTGGCTGGATCGGTAACTTGATGACTGCTCAGACTATGCGCCAACTTGGCTCGATACTATGGGTCTTGGATCAGACGCGCCTCACCCAAGAAACACTGAACATCGCCAGGCTTGCCGCGCAAGATGCATTTCAGTGGATGATTGATGACGGCGTAGCGCTTGCCGTTATGGTCGACGTCGTCCGCGCATCGCAATCCGGCATCATCATACACATTCAGATCACAGACACATCCAATGTCGTGAGCCGCTATCAGACCCTTTGGAGAGCGACGGATGCCTCTGTCATACCCAACACTTGAGAACCTGATTGAGACGGCTCGCGCTGAGTTTCGCAGGCAGCTTCCTGGCATCGATCCGACCGTCTACGGCTCATGGGCGCGTGGGTTTATTGATGGCTGCGGCGCGATGGCACACGCCTTGGGGTTCGTGGTCCGCGATCTCGAACAGGAACTATTCCCGCAGACCGCCACCGATGAATTCCTTGATCGATGGGGCGGTTACGAGAACCTGCCACGCAATCCGGCTACCGGTGGATCTGGATTCATCAGTCTGAATGGCACGGTTGCCACGCTGATCAATGCCGGCGAACAATTCACAGGGTCGAATGATGTCGTGTACAGCGTCATATCCCCGGCAGCCGTTGAGGTTGTGGCGTTGCTGGTGACATCGCTGACTCGCTCAGGAACTACCGCGACTGCCATCACATCGACGCCGCATATGCTAGCTACCGGCATGCAGACGACGATATCCGGAGCCGTAGAGACTGCCTACAACGGTCCTGTCACAGTGACCGTGACCGGCGAGAACAGTTTTACCTATCAGGTTGCTGGCGCGCCTTCGACTCCGGCAACCGGAACCATTACCGAAACCAGCGACTTCGCATCGCTCAATGTGCAGGCCGTGACCACCGGCCCCAGCACTAACATGCTGGCTGGCGCAACGCTTAACGTTGGCCTGGCCAATTTGGCATCACTGGCTTATGTGCAATTCGGCGCACTGGGCGGCGGCGCAGATCTTGAAGGTGATAATGGCTACCGTGATCGCATCATTGAGAGTCGCTCGAATATCAGTGGCGTATTCACGGAAGATCAAATCAAGATCGCGGCACGCACGATTCCAGGCAACACACGCGTATTCGTGAAACGCCCAGTCACTGCGCTCGGCAGCGGCACTCAGGGGCTGCCATCGTACAGCCCTGCAGCCGGTCAGGTCGTGGTGATCATTGTCCGCGATAACGACGCCAATATCATTCCGACGCAGAGCGTTCTGGATCAAACCAAGGATGCGATCATCACGCTAGGCAAGCTTCCGGCCCACACTCGCGCCGATGATGTCTTTGTTCTGTCTCCTGTCGCGCAGGTCGTGGATTTCACGTTCTCTGCGATAAGCCCAAACACGCAGACCATGAAGACATCCATTCGTAATCAGTTGATCGCTTTCTTTCAGGATGTCGTTACATTCGAGGAAGACATCCCGTCAGCCAGTTACAATGGCGCCATTCAGAACACTCGCGACACAGTGACAGGCGAAAGGCTGGTGTCGTTTACCTTGTCGGCGCCACCAGGCTCTATCGTTGTTGCTGACGGCAATATCCCTGTGCTTGGCGCGGTGACATTCCCATGATCAAGTTCTCGGCGCCATCACAAGAAGAGGCGGCTCGGCAGCTTGTATCTACGCTGCCTGATGGCAGGGTATGGCATGCCAAGACCGCAGCCGGCACGAATATGCACGCCCTAGTCAGCGCATGCGCCGCAGAGTTCCGTCAGATCCAGATCCAAATTGAAACGTTAGCCAGAGAGTTCGATGTAAACCTGACAGACCAATTGCTGCCGGACTGGGAAACATCTGTAGGCTTGCCGGAAGAATGCACCGGGCAACTGGCGGCCCTTGCAGACAGACGTAAGGCTGTGATCTTGCGACTACGCAAGATTCCTTTCGTCACCAAAGCCGACTACGAGCAACTAGCCTTCGATCTGACCGGACTAAGCGTTACCGTTACACCTGGCGCAGAACTTGAATTGTTCCCGCTGGATTTCCCAATCATATTGGCTAGCGGCAATTCTTACTTTAAGCTATATGTCACATTCAATGATGCGATAGGCGGATTCCCTTATTTGTTCCCATTCAATTTCATATCGACCGGCGACAATATAATCCGGTGTGTTTTCGAGCAGATCGCCCCAGCCAACGTATTAATCATTTTCCAGTGAGGCCGTAAATGCAGAATTTCGGGACAAAGGCAGATAACTCTCCACCACCTGGTGGCCAACTGTCGGCCGCTGAATTCAACAATTTGGCGACCGAGAACGAGAACGCAGTTTCCAGATCCGGGCAGGCATTGAGTGGCGCATCAGATACTCAGCTTGCGCAGTCGTTATTTTTGCACGCTGTAAAGTCTGAGTCGTTTCAGGACAGTGGCGCCGCGAACGCTTATGTGGCAACCCCGGTATCTGGCACGAACGGTGTTCTTTTGCCTGCCGATTACAGCAATATGAATGGCGCCGTGATCTTATTCAAAGCGGCAAACGCCAACAGTGGTGCGTCAACTCTAAACATTGGCCAGACTACAGGCACATTACTTGGAGCCAAAGCAATAGTCGATCAGTTCGGGGCAGCCATAACATCAGGTCTTATTGGTGCTAGCTATGTTGAGCTGCGGTATGACTCATCGATAGGTGCCGGATCTTGGGTTTTATTGCCATGGTCTAGCGGTGGAAGACTGATAAATATTCAGACATTCACAGCCAATGGCACTTATACGCCGACTCCTGGAATGCGCAGCGTGCTGGCTGAATATGTTGGCGGCGGCGGAGGATCCGGGGTAGTAGTGTCTACAGCCGCAGGTCAGGTGGCAACTGTGGGCGGCGGAGCTAGCGGGAGCTATGGAAAGGCGCGACTGACAGCGGCGGATATCGGAGCCTCTCAAGTTGTGACTATCGGCGCAGCCGGCGTCGGAGGAACCGCAGGAAGCGCTGGTGGAAATGGCGGCACTACTTCGCTCGGTGGCCTATTGACAGCCCCTGGTGGCGGTGGTTCTCCGGCATCCCCTGGGGCGGTGGCCACTTCAACTGCTGACGTTTCAACTGGCGGAGTGCCTGGCGCGATAGCCACCGGAGGAAACATACTGACCTTGGTCGGTAACCAAGGGGTGTACGGGATTGCCATATTCAGCAAGACCCTTGGAGGTACTGGCGGCGGTAGTCCGCTTGGCAGTGGCGGAGCGGCTGGAGGCGCATCGTTCACAGCTACATCCGGATCTGGTTATGGGTCTGGTGCAGGCGGCCCATCAAACGGGGCATCCTCTGCCGCAAAAGTTGGCGTAGCTGGAACTGCGGGCGTCATTATCATTTATGAGTACTCGTGATATGAAGACTTACGCCTATATTTACGCCAGTCAGATATGGGAAATCATTCCCCCTCGTGATGGATTGGAGATTGGCCAAAGATACTCACGAGAATTCGTCGATAATTGCGTCGACATTACAAATCTCAATCCGCAGCCGAGCGCTGGTGATGCCGCAGAATTAATTGATGGCGAATGGAAATTTACCCAAGCGGAAATCCAGACATGACAAAAATCGCGATCATTGGCGACTCTCTTTCGCAGAACAGTCTGCGCAACTACAACTGGGTCACCCAGTCCGCGCAGATCATCCGTGAGCTGACCGGCTCGGATGTGCGGGTTCTCAATGCCGCCATCGCCGGCAGCACCTGGGATCTTGCGATAAACAGCAAGCAGCATTGCGGCGGAACGAAGTCGCAGGTGGAGAGGGTGATTGATTTCGCGCCGGACTACGTGGTCTGTGCGTTAGGGATCAATGATGCGGTCTATATCGGCGGCTCTACGGCGGCCGCTATTGTCGCCAGTGCGACCGCCGTAAAAGACGCAATAAAAACGGCATTACCAGACTGCAAGATTATCTACGCCGAAGAGTGCCCGCATGACATCGCCACGCTTGGGCTATCCCCCTCATCGATGACCAATATAAGTTGCGTACCGAGCAGTCACCAAACGATAACCCTGAAAGGCCTCTCAAACGCGCGAATGAATAATGGCGTATATCTTGATACGTCGGTTATCGCTTCAACGCTTTCAGATCACCAAGTATGGGGCGGAATTACCACGCAGTTGCGGGCTCTATTCGATGGTTATTTCAGCGTGAACATCTGGAAGATGGCGCGGCTTGGGATGATGAGTGACACCCTGCATATCGATAACATCGGCCAAGGTTACTGGGCGTGGGCGTTCGTGTC